ATGCTCACCGTTAAGCAGATTGAAGCAGCAAAGCCGAAAGAAAAACCATACCGCCTACTCGATGGTAATGGCCTGTACCTTTATGTCCCTGTATCAGGGAAAAAGGTATGGCAGCTTCGCTACAAGATTGACGGTAAGGAGAAAATCCTGACCGTCGGAAAATATCCGCTTATGACTTTGCAGGAGGCAAGGGATAAAGCATGGACCGCGAGGAAAGACATCTCGGTTGGCATCGATCCGGTAAAAGCGAAAAAGGCTTCGTCTAACAACAATTCCTTTAGCGCCATTTACAAGGAATGGTACGAGCACAAGAAGCAAGTATGGTCAGTAGGGTATGCGACTGAACTTGCAAAAATGTTTGATGACGACATTTTACCTATCATCGGCGGCCTTGAAATTCAGGATATTGAGCCGATGAAACTGCTGGAAGTAATCCGCAGGTTTGAAGATCGCGGTGCAATGGAGCGAGCCAACAAAGCCCGCAGAAGATGCGGCGAAGTTTTCCGTTACGCTATTGTCACCGGAAGGGCTAAATACAACCCGGCACCTGACCTTGCAGACGCCATGAAGGGATACCGCAAGAAGAACTTCCCGTTTCTTCCTGCAGACCAGATCCCGGCATTCAACAAAGCACTGGCAACATTTTCAGGAAGTATCGTATCGCTCATTGCGACCAAAGTTTTACGCTACACAGCCCTAAGAACGAAAGAGCTTCGTTCCATGCTATGGAAGAACGTCGATTTTGAAAACAGGATTATCACTATCGACGCCAGTGTGATGAAGGGACGCAAAATTCATGTGGTCCCGATGTCAGACCAGGTGGTTGAACTTCTCACTACGCTAAGCTCAATCACCAAACCAGTCTCAGAGTTTGTTTTTGCCGGGCGCAACGATAAGAAGAAGCCAATCTGCGAGAACGCGGTGCTACTTGTGATCAAACAAATCGGCTATGAGGGTCTGGAAAGCGGTCACGGATTCAGGCATGAATTCAGCACGATTATGAACGAGCACGAATGGCCTGCTGATGCTATTGAAGTGCAACTGGCACATGCCAACGGCGGATCTGTGCGTGGAATATACAACCATGCTCAGTATCTCGATAAGCGCAGAGAAATGATGCAGTGGTGGGCGGACTGGCTTGATGCTGGATTGAAATAAAACTAGAATACATTCAAATATATACTTTATATTTTTATAAGGAGAAAGTGATGGTAGCCACTAGGCTAAATTGCAGCATTAATTGTTGTTGCATTTCACATAAGATACAATTTATCTGTTTATGAGCAAAAAAATCTTGGAGACTTAATGTTTTCAAATGGAGAAGTAGGTGTATACCTTTTTTTGTGATAAGCGGATTCATTATATCACTATCAACAAGAAGGAAAGAGTCGCCTTTAGAATTTAGCATTAAAAGATTACTTAGAATATATCCTCCATACATATTTTCTTTTGCAATACTGCTTTTTTTATTGAATGAAAATTATAGATTAATGGATGTAGTAAAATCATTAATACTAATACCATTAAACTCGCACGCCGCAGGTCCATATTACGGGTATAGTATACTCTTAGTTGCGTGGACACTTAGTTATGAGTTGTTCTTTTATTTTTGCTTTCTTGTATCAATGTCATTAAGCCAAAAATATAGAGCGGTAATATGTTCATTAATACTGTCATCACTAATCATATTTGGCAATTATTATTTATTTGGATCGATTGGGGTAAATCCACACACAAGAGCATTTGATGGCGGTGGAATATTTGCAAGTATTATTTTCATAACAAACCCAATAATAATAAACTTTATATTAGGGATGCTTGCTGAGTTTATTTATAGCAATACAAAAACCAACAACAAACTTTTAAACAAAGCAATTAAAATGTTAGCTCCGATAGTTGCCGTAATATCAGTCTGGGGGATGCTATCACCTTCAATGTGGATGGGTGAAATGCAGTGGGCGATACCTTGCTTTGGTCTTGTAACCTCTTTGTCACTACTGGAGAAGTCTGGGGTTTCTTTTGAATTTCCAAGTCTTGTAAAAATTGGAGCAATGTCATTCTCAATATATCTAATACACCCAATAATTATCGAATTATTAAGCCAAAAATATTTTGTTGTTTTTTGGCAGGATGGATTTACTAAGTTCTCAGTCATCATTTTGATTACAGTTTTTGCGGCAAGAATAATGTATGAAACAATTGAGATTCCATCACAAAAACTAGCCAGAAAGCTCATATCAAAAATAAGATGAAAAACTGCGATACCATTAAATTTGTGGTATCGCAGGTTGCCTAACCATCATACCAAGCATTGTTAAGAAACTGTGTAACTCTATTTCTTGATAGTTCAAATAGCTGAGTGCCATTTTGAACTCCAGACAGATCAAACCTGGTATTTTTGGTTAACATATCCCATCCCGTGGCAGCTGGTGATACATATATTTTGGTTGTAGCATTATAAATTATGTTGCCACGGAGACTAATGTCTGAAATAGAACCTGAACCTGTTACTTCCAGTGAAATTCCTTTGTTGGATGCTGGACATAAAATAGTGTTGCCAGAAGCAATAAAACCAGTCATGGAACCTGACGTTAGCATATTTATTCCATCTGAAAGAGTGGAGATGTTATTATTAGTGACCTTCACATTTGATGTCGTACCTGCGTCACCTGACTTAATGAAATTGGTTGTGTTGCTTGACCGGTTGTAGTCAACATTAAGCCCTGCTATTGTTGACGCTCTCAGGAAATAACTATCATTAGAACTATCGCCAGAGAATACATTTTCAGAAATATAAACATCTTCAGACATATATACATCTGCAAATGATTTACATGTTCCCTTTGCCCTGTTGCGGTTTATTTTGATGCGCTTACTACCGCTACCATCATATGTCTTGATGAATAATGGGATTACAACAGCACCGCCGATCAGGTCGTTATCCGTAATTTCAATCTCATCCGCATGGTTTCCTATATGAAATGCTTCTGTTCCATACTGACCTGCCGACAATATGTTCTTGTACACTTTGCCATACGAGGTATTGGCATGAGTATCTATGCCAAAGGTTTGACCAACACCAGCGCCTTGAATGAAGTATCGTGCAGCAAATCCGATAATATTGTTATTATATACCTTGAAATTTGAAGCGGTGTGACCTTCGTCGGGTTCAATATCTATACCAGCTAATAGCGTATCACCTATGTAGTTTCCATGAATCTCAAACTGCCTAGTATCACTTCCGGCTGCAATACCCATCCTATTGGTTGTAATGATGGTGTTATGCCTTACCTTGAAATTTTTCGCGTTATAAACCAGGATGCCATCACCACGCTGCATCCCTACACCACCAATATTTTTGATATTACAATTTTGAATTAACAGCCCATCCGTCTGTACATCGTAGTTTGCATAATCACCGAACCATATTCCTATGCCGCACTCACCGGATAGCATTGAAATTCCAATATCGTGAACATTCACGCCGTCTATAACGATATTGCTGCCACCGTACCCACGAATTCCTCCATCCAGGGTGCCTGTTATATCAACATCAATCACTTTGGCGTTGGAGATGTTAGCCATAAGTATCCCGGATTTCTCTTGCTGAGTTCCGCCATCAAATTGAAAGTTTAATGACCCGCTATGCATCACTTTATTACTTTTGTGGTTAATAGGTGAGCGAAGTTTTGAAACGAATCCGACGCCACCAAGTTTAACGCTAGGAGATTCAGAGTCTAATGCAGCGGATACAGCAGCATCGTTGAACTCTCCATCAATAGCACCCCATCCGCGAATGTCACCCTCTTCTCTCCACTGCTGAATTTTAATATGCTGATCCATCGATGGGATTAGAAGATATCCATTTGGACCCGCTAGCTCTTGTCTTAATTGGTCAGGGTCATACTTCAGCACATTAGGAAAATAGAACTGCTGCACACCGTACGCATCATAAACAGCCATAGAATGGCCTTGCACAGTTACGAACTTGGCAATCTGTCCGTTATATACCGGATATCCAGCAGCATTAATGATGATTGGTTGAGAAACAGGAACGTGAGAGCCATCTTCGTTCTCTACATAAACCTGAATCTGGTTTTCAGGATTTACCGGGTCCGTGTCAATTTTACCGATATAAATTTTGCCATTGGCTACGGCTTTAAAAGAACGCGCCATAGTGAAGAGTTGCGAAGGCATGCTTACCACAACATTGGCTGTAATGTCTGTCATTTAATTTGCTCCAGATACAAGGAATCGCCGCAGCGTGGCCACGGTTGGAATTTGTTACATACCGAAACGGTACGATTGTTGATTTGTACAGTAGGTTTTACGATGCCATTCCACCCATTTGGTGAGGCATTGATGATGTACAGCAAATACGATGAGGCGCAGTTCCACTTGAGGCTTACGCACGAGTTGCACGCTAAGATTAAGCAGCGTGCAAAAATGAATAACAGGTCTATCAATTCCGAAATTGTGGCTACGATGGAAGAATCACTCTCCAAACCATCACCTGTAAGCGGGTATCGTGATGAAGAAGAGAGGCTGGCCTCATTAATCTCGGAACGAGTAAAAGAAGTTGCGGCTGATATCCTTAGAAAAGAAAAAACCCGCGATTAAGCGGGTTTAGTTGGTTAGTTATCAAAAAGTCCGTACGTTTCTTCTTCTTCAGGTGTAAGGGGAAGAATCTCTACTCTATCTATAGATACCTTTTCAATGTACCCATGAGGTCTACTTAAAATTAAAGCTCTCTCATGCCACAGAACTCCAAGAATGTGATACCTTCCAGCATCGCCTTTTACCCTGGCTCTTCCTTTGATTCTTGGCGGCATAATGCCATATTTTTTCTTTGCCATTATGCAACATTACTCCCATGAATCAGGTGTTGTAGTGCTTTAACACCTTCCTCATTGTAGCGGAACGCTTCCACCTGTTTGCTGGAATGCGCAGATTTATCCAGGAAGAACTTCCCGTACTGCTCAGTTTTGAGGTTGTTTGCGTTAGCAATGCGACCAATCTTGTTGGCCGTTACTCCAAGCTGCTCTGCAACCTCCCCTGCTGAGTAGTAATGCTCTTCTATTGCCGGAAGAGGTATTGCATTAAAACCAACGAGCGGGTTGATTATACTTGCTGCCGCTGTCTGCTTTGCCTCCGGCGCAAGATTTGGCATCAGATCGAACAGATTGGTAACAGCTTCAACCGTCATTTTCAATGTTCGCGCTTGACGATACTCAACAAGTCCACTCGCTGATTTACCGCTTTTAATGTGCGCTTCCTGCATACTTTCAAGTTTGTCTACAAGTGTTCGGCGAACTGCTTTAGATTCGCGAGCAGCAACACGAAGCGCCTGCTTGATAGTCATGGAGATAACATCAATGTCAGCCCCGTTTTTCCGACCTACACTTTTTGTGTAGGTCTCGCCTTCCAATTCATCCTCAATTTTCTCGATGAATTTGTTGTTACGTACTGATGGCTCTCCACATAACTTGCGAGCTTCATTAACCATCATCAGAAGACTTTGGCTGTCAATGGTTTTATCCGTGACAACGGATCCGATGTTTGCTACATTCTTAAAAGTCATTAGGCATTCCTTATGTGGTAGTAAGGGTGTGACATAGGCCGCCAGCAGCACACTGGCGGTTTTCTTTTGCGCCGTCCTGTGCACCAATCAATGAATCCATTCCTCGCCGCGAAGTTTTGCCAGCATTGGCTGAGCGTTCTTTACGACAAAATTGTTGGTATCAAGATTCTTCATTTCACGAAGAAGTGATTTCTTGGTTTCTTCTGACATGTAGCGAGTCTCATATGCAATATCGTAAATCCTTCCTGAAAGCTCAGAACCAATTTGCTTCATTCCCGGGTAGATGTGTTTGCACATTTGTTGACTCTTCTCCATCCACAATTGTAAGTAGCAGAGATTAACCAGCTCTTCGTCAGTGAACTGTTTTGCAATCGGTGAGCATTCTGCCTGCCGATCCAAAATATCCAGCACCCAGCGGCGGAACTCTTTGGCTACCGGAGTGCGAGCAAACATCGCGATTAGGTGGGCACCGCGTAGTGAGAAAACTCGCACTTTTTTGCGATAATTTCCTGAGGTACTCACTTCGAGTACCTGAGTCATTCCGGCGCTAAACTCATCGCTATACTTGTTATAAATCATTGTTACTGCACGACTATTTGCGTATTTAAGTGCAGATGCAATATTAGATGATGTAAACCAAACACCATGCATATCACGGGTGGGCACCAACTCAACTCCGTGGAAGTTGTAATCTGATTTTGCTACAATATTCATGTTAGTTTCCTTGCATACGGTTACTGACATAGAGGCCCGGTTTGTGTTCGCGCACTGCCGGGCTTCACTATTTTTACTGGGCATTAGCTCTTTCCTCTCTCAGGCTTTTAGCCAGTCGCTGCACAATCGCAGAGTTGATAGAAATTCCATCCATTTCAGCAACACGTCTAATCTCCTCCTTCATTCGCGCTGGCAAACGAAGCTGGAAACTTTGACTTTTACGACCTGTGTAAAGCACATCTTTCATAAGTAATCCTCCCACAATGATACCAACTTGGTTCTAGAACCAATTTAACACCATTTATTTTGATGTCAAGTTGGTGCTATTGTTTAGCGAACATCTTTACGTTGAGGTCATATGAGCAAGTTCCCTAGTCATGAAATGGATAGGTTCAATATCAGGCTTCCTGCAGGAATGCGGGATGCTATAGCTGAACGAGCCAAACGTAACGGCAGATCAATGAACTCAGAGATTGTTCAGATACTGGAAGATGCCTTGAATGCAGAAAATACACTCGGGGAAATAGCAGATAAAATCAACAGCGTCTCGGTTCCGCTAAATGTTGATGCGCTAGTTCAACTTCAAGCCCAGGTTATCGCCATGCAAAAAGAAATACAGGAAAAGTTCAGAGAGCAGAACGAAAAGTTGAGAGAACTGCTAAACAAAAAAACCACCTGACGGTGGGTTAATTTTTGCTTTTTTGGACCATATTGACTACTCATAAAATGAGATCAATATTTAATCGCCCAATAACGGGTGCATGTTGAGGTATATCATGGCGAAAAAACCAGGTGAAAACACAGGAAAAAACGGCGGAATATACCAAGAAGTTGGCCCGCGCGGAGGTAAGAAAGACAATTTTGCCACCGTCAAGGACAACGAAAGGCTTCCGCCAACAACAAAGCCAGGTCATGGCTGGGTATTAGATAAGCGAACTCCAGACAGCAAAAAGTAATAATCAAGCCGGGTCACTCCGGCTTTTTGATATGTCGCTCGCAGAACTCAACAAGCCTGCTCATTAAGTAGCAGTAAGTCTCGTTGGCTCTTCCTGGTTCAACATCAACGCCGACCCTTGAGCAGATATCGAATGCCATGTGAGCGCACTCATGGGCAATAGTAGATAGTTTGCCATTGAACACACCTATCACATGCAAAACACCATTCTCGCTGCTCATTGTATGAGACGCTCCGTTGGCATCCGAGTCCTGCACGTCCACGCCAAGTTTTTGATGCAGGCGTTGCCATTCTGGAAAGTCTCTGCAAAACACAATTGTACCGCTCTCAAAGAGCGGAACGAGCATTTTTGGTACGTTTCCAATGTTAACTTTTTTCATGGTATCCTGCTCAAAACTAAGGAGGTTGGTGTGCTTGAATGGTTTCTGTTGGCTGCATTAGTCGTTTCTGGTTTGGTGTATGAGTATCGAATGCACTCTCTAACAAAAAAAATAGGAATTCTAGAAAACGAATATTGTGCTCTCAAATCCTCACTGGAACGTGAGCAAGGGGACTTAAAAATCTCTCTGTCTAGCATTGAGCGTTCTATAGAGAGCTTAGAGGATAAGGTTGATCGTATAAAGAATGAGGATATTCATGATATTAAGGACGACATATCCTTCTTAAAATCTTGGTTGAAAAATGTTGGGAAAATTGCCACATCAACACGAGATAAGCTCAATCCATCCATGGATGACTAATTACTCCTGTGCCATTCCGCTTAGCGATGCCACAATTCCAGCTCTTGCTAAACGCTGGAACTCTTCGTTTCCTAGTGCCTCGCGTATTGCTTTTACGGCGGCCTTATTTGCCATAAATCTGCGTTCCGCCGCCGCTAATGCGCCATCACTTGCCCCAACCTTAACTGCCTTTGTTGCCTCTTGAACAGCCTTTTCAATAGCGTAACGACCGCTTCTAGTTGCGGATAATTTCGCTATCGCTCCTTTTGCCATTGCATCAATTGCCCCACCTGCAGCGCCACCCGCTATTGCTCCAATAACGCCTCCTCCAGAGAACCCTGCGATAGTGCCAGTAGTTCTAAAAGCGCCAGACAATGCGCTCTCTAAAACTGGATGAAGGCCATTCTCAAGAGTGCTAATGGCTGGCATAGATCGCCCTGTCTGTTCAACATATCGAAGTGGCTTTGTTGCTGCTCGTGCAAGTTCTCCGTATGAACTTGTAATCCTGCCAAGTTCTGGAGAATATCGACTAATTGCCTTCACGTTTTGTGGGGTAAGAATAGTCGCGATATGCTTAATTCCAGCCTCTTCAGACTTACCTCCGCGTACCCCTTGCGACATTGCATCTTGTAATATTGATGCAATTGCTGGCGCGCGTTCCGACTCAGGTAGGGCGCTTATTATTTTATGGAACTGACCTGTTCCACTTTTTGCTGAACCCTGTAACGCCTTAGATCCATTAGTTACCAACTGATCAGTTGCAAGGTCTCTACCAAACGCTGCTTCAGCCTGTTCTTGTGCTGTAAATCTTGCCTTTGACAGATCATTAGCTTTTTGCCAGTCATCAAGAAAACCGCCATTTTGAGCCATTATGCGCATATCTTCCGTTGCTGCATCACGAAGCTCAGCCATGCGCCTTGCCGTATTTGCCTCACCAGACCTTATATACTTCTGCTCTGCGTCAGCAAGTTTACTTCGCCATGCCTTCATGGCATCAAACGTGATTCCTTTTTTACCAGTTTTAGCATAAGCAGATGCGAATTGTTTCATCTCAGGAGTTAGCGGCATGCCAGCCAAAATATCACCCTGAATTGTAGCGTTCAGGTTTGACATTCTGGCCTTTGCGTCAGGCATCGTGGAGCGGACGCTATCCCATGCGGCCTTTTCTGAATTTTTCATTTTATCAATACTTGCCAAAACCCTTTGTTTTATGGCTGCACTTTTTTCTGATGCAGTTCCTGCTTCAGCCCCAAACTCATCCAATGCTGAGTTAAATTTCGACTCTATTTCACTGAATGCTTTGGTGTGTGCATCCTGTGTAATTCCGGGCTTTGACGCCAGAATCCCCTCCGCCTGAGCAAGACCACGACTACCTGATCTCATGCCAGGAGTTAATGCGTTGATATCTATTCCAGCAGTATCTGCTGCTTTTGCTATTTCGTCTGACACATTAGCTGACTGTCTGGCAATAATCTCTCTTCCTGTACCAGACTTTGCCATTTTCGAAACATCAGCAGCGGAATTTATTGCCCCGCCACCAAGAACTTGAGGTGATTTAGAGGTTAAGATCCTTCCAGCCCCAGAAAGTATCCCCTGAGCACCAATATTGATACCACCGTTAATGGCAGCATTTTGTGCAAAGTCGCCCTCCTGATTTGCAGCATCAGCAAGAGAACCTGCAATCATGTTTCCTGCGGAACCGATATCTCCAGCGAGCTTTGCTGTCGCTCCAGCAGCTTTTGCCGCTGTGCCAATTGGCAGGAGATACCCACCAATTGTTTCACCGGCTTGCGCGTAAGGGTCTGTCGGTCGATCGACAGGGCGATAAACATCATCCAAAACCTTGGGGCCACCAAGCCCCTGGCTGATTGCATTAATCAGACTTGCGCCACCCTGCAATACGTCAAATGGTATGTTTACCAGACCACGACCAGCCTGTTCTGCAATTTGCCCTGCACTTTGACCACCTGTGAGCCAATCGCCAGCTTGTTGCATCAATGATGGTTCTTCTTTCTGCTGCTGATGCGGAGGGTATGCTGCATAAAACTGATCTCTTGCTTCAGCCCATTTGTCACCAGCCTTAGGGGCAACAACCTCATCAAAATATTGCGCTTGAGCCTGTGCTTTCTGTTCTTCAGTTAACGCCTGATACTGTGGAGAAGCGATAACATCTTTCCATGCTTTAGCCATTAATCACCCCATAAAGACGAGAAACCGGACTTATTGCTGTCGCTTCCTGATTTTCGCTCACTAACATATGTGTCATAACCTGATGAACTATATCCCATTGATTCAGCCTCCCTTGCTGCAACCTTTTGAAATACAGAATATTGCGATCGGATTTCAGATAACTGTTTTCTGACGACCTCTTCAGGCTGTGTTATATCGAGTTTCGCGATAAGGTTTTCCAGTTTTTGTCCTTCAGCATTGGAGAGGCTACCCATACCTCGCATAGTCTGCACGTTCTGGACAAACGCACCCGACTTTAATTCTTCTATCGCATTACGGTTTGCAAGCCCTTCAGCACTTGTGAAGCCATCTATATTTCTTCCTTCGAAGCGACCGATACCTTCAAGCTCCTTCTTACCAAGCAAAGAATCTATTTTCTCTATCCCTCGCTCACCAGTAATCAACGCATTGTTGTAATTATTGTTGCCATCAAGCCATCTCTTAGCCTGAGACATTCTGGCTGACGTTGCAGCTTTACCGGTTAGCGGATCAATTCCCGTCGCTGCTATCTGTGAGTTAAGAGACAAAACATCCATATCCTGAAGTTGTCCTGCTCTTTCAAGGGCCGCCTGTGACTGCTTAAACACATACTTGTCGTGATTCAGTCTTGCCATTTGAGCCTTATAGGAAAGATCCTGCCCCCTAATAGCCCTCGCATTCGTCATGTCATTATTGCGAATGGTTTCGTTAATTCTTTGCTGCTCCTGCTGGCGACCAACCATCTTATCCTGAACAGCAAACGCCTTTTCTGGCCCAAGTGCACCGAGAGACATAGTAGTCAGCATGTGTGATAGCTGCTCTGGATTCTGAATACCTGTCTGAATCATCCAGTCAGCATTCGCCCCCACGCGATTTAACCTGTCCTTGTTATCAGTAATGAATTTACTGTAGGCTTCCGGTCCCTGAGAAAGAGCGACGTTAGCCCTCATGGCTAAATCGCCCATATCGTTGCGTTGCTGTTCATTAAGACCGGAAAACGCCTGTTGTGCCTGTGCAACAAACGCTGGATTTTCCTGGGCAAACTTAAATAGTCCCGATGGATCACCAGAAGCCCATGCATCAGCGTGAACCTTATTGAACGCACTAATAGCTTTCTGTTGCTGTTCCTGATTGTAAATATCAGCAACTCCAGCCAGACCACGTAACGCGGTCAGACCAACGTTATTTGCACCTGAGCGAGCCAACTCATTGTTTTCGCGGATCATACCAAGCGTTGCGTTAATGTCGCTTGCCTTTGGCGCATTCTCATTTTGCGTACCGATGCCAGCCAGAAAACCACCAGAATTAATACCCTGTTGCCACGTAGCCATTGATTAACCCTTAAAACAGTGAACCAAGCAGACCAAGACCAGCACCAATACCAGCACCCCACGGAGTTGATAGCTCGAGAGCACTGGCTATGCCACCACCCAAAAGCGCACCGGATGCAGCACCACTAACCCCCTGCTGCAATGCTGACGGTCGGTTGGCGTTTGCCGCCGCCAGCGCCGCACTTTGCTGTGAAATCTGACTCATGTTGTTGGCATATGTTTGCCCGGCGTTTGCCTGTCCCTGAAGAGCGCCAAGACCAATATTTGCCAGATTCTGGTAGTTGTTCATCTGACCAGATAGCCATTGCTGACCAAGCGTTGGTGCGATTGTTGCTAACTGATTACCGGTTGCAGTGGAACCCAATCCACCTGTTGCTTCCGCTGCCGCCAGACTCTGATAGCGAGCCTGACCAGCAAGATCTTTGTACTGCTGAGAGTTGTAATACTGGTTAAGTGCCTGACCTTGCCCTTCCAGAGACGATAAGTTCTCGAGGCTGCCGACATACTTATCAGCCAGAGGAGTAAACGGCTTCAGGTTGTTCATGATGGTGTTGAACTGCTGATTTTGCAGGTCTGCGGCATACTTCTGGGCTTCTGCGGCATACTTTGCGCTTTTATCAGAACTGCCACCTTTGCCGCCTTTTTCAGGGCAATAAGGTTCCTCGCCGCGCAGTTTTCTGCCCAGCTTAAATGCATATAACATGGCTATCTCCCGTGATTCAGGAAGTCGATTAGTTCTTCGCGTGTGGCGCTGTAAAACGTCACGTCATCCACGCCTTTAAAGTATTTCTTGATGGTTCCGACACGCTTAAGGCCAATCATTGCGCAGTAAATCTGCCCGTGGCGGAATTTGCGTGCGGCGAACGATGTGACGCACTGAACGGTGGTGTTAGTCAGAATGTATCGCCAGAACGCCAGCCCGATTTCCTTGCTGAAGCCGCGAATCTCTGGCAGGTACATGGCGTGGCAATCGAATGTCAGCGGCTGAATCTCCTGATAGTAAACAATGCCGCCGAACTGCCCGTGCACGTTCACCTCAAAGTAACGGCAATCAGGTTTGTAGTCGTATCCATCACCGTTGTTGCTCCCGGCGATAATGTCAGGGTGATTTCCTACTGCTTCGATCAGGTCGATGTTTCGCGTTGGTTTGAACTGAATCATCACTGCTCCGCAATGATTTTGATGGTTGTGGCAGTAAACGCCGCCCCATTTGACTGAATGGTTAACGTACTGCCATTTGTGGCAAGAAAGCCGTCTTTATCCACGCTGAAGAACGTAGCTAACAGGATGTTGTCGGTTGTTGTCGCCGAGTTGCGACCGCTTACCAGTGTGTCAGGAACAGAACCGGAAAATGTTAGCTGCATTGACCTGTTGGCGGTTCCGCTGGGCCACGTCCCGACAATCGACAGCTTGAAGAACAAGGTTTTGTTCTCGTTGAACACAACCATCTTGTTGTTAACAGTGTCGAAGAATGGTGCCAACGTCCCGGATGACGGCGTGAGCGTTTTCAGCAGGCTAACAAGGTTGGTCGGCGCTGTCGGGATGGTTACTGATACGCCAGAGTAAACAACCTCTGACTTCTTGCGTGTGGTTGCATACTCCAGAGCATCAATGCGCGTTTCATGGTCTGAAACCTGCGACTCCAGCGACTGAACTCTGGTATCAAGCGACGCAATATCGCTTTCATTCTGAGCGATTCGCGTTTCATGGTCCTGAAGAGTTGATTCTGCCTGGCTGATTCGCTCCTCATGATTAACAAGCGTTGCTTCCGCAGCAGAAATTCGCTGCTCATGGTCAGCGAGAATCACATCCTGCTCATCGTTCCTGACTTGTGCGTCATAAGCGCCCTGTCCGGCCTCGTTGGCCTTGTTAGCCACGTTACCAACATCAGTGCCCTGTGCGATAACGTAAAGCAGATACGACTGCGAGAAGATATTGCGTGGAAGAACTGATGTATCGAGCCGCGTAGCTTGGATGATTACCGGCACATTGAGATTCGAATCCGCCATTACTCAATCCTTATCTGAGCGCCAGACAGAGTGACAGGTGACTTCGTGATAACGCGCAATTTGAAACCAATGTTTTTCCTGATGCGCCCTACTCGCTTCCACAAAACACGCTTGTCGTAAACGAACGGTTCATTCTGCTCAATCATCTGCTCACGCCCGTAATTGATGCCGTCAGTGGTTGCAGAGAGAAAAAGGCGGTCGGCGTACTGCGCAACGCCAGTTGACGATTCAACCTCAAGGTCGAACACTCTGGCGTTATCCGCTTTGAACAGTGGAGTAAACAGCAGGTGTTCCTGTTGCTTGTCGTACTGGCTGCTGATATCGAACTGCAATTTCCCGGTCACCGATTCCAGCTTATCGCCGCACGTTATCTGATTTCCTTCGTAAATGAAGTCAATAGCGCGGTACACATCGTCATACAGTCCTGTTTTCAGTACGCACCATTGCGGACCATTGGCGCTTGAAGATGCGTCGTACACGAGAACATGGCGAGGAAGGTGGATAATCAGCAACTCATGCGCATCAAATCGCAGCGATTCCATCACACCATCAGCCAGTTCATCAGCAGTGTAGGAGCGGAGGATTTTCTCAATGCTCGCGCTGGCGATTGGTGACACCTGACCGGAGCCGATGATGTATACAGACGGCGCACCCGTTGCCGGATTGCTGATGAACGCATACGAATCAGCAAACGGCGTTTTGCAGTAAGTCCCGGCGATGCCTTTTTGCACCATCAGTGATGGCTGTGCGACATACAAAGCAGCACCAACGGTGGTTGCGCCAGTCAGGGAGAAATATTCAATAGTCGATGAACCAAAGCAGACGATGAAGTCTCGCCATGTCCCGATACCGATGATGCCGTCCGGCTGAGACTCGGCACGATATTGTGCGCTGTAACGGTCAGGATGCGATTCGTCTTCAAGGTCAGTGATAAACCATGAATCAGTGCCGTCTTTTGACCACGCATAACGCCCACGTAAGCGAGTAATGTCGCGTACTGAGCCTAACTCATACTGCGTGAATCCGCTGTCTGTAGGCCAGTTTGAGACGGTTTTAACCGTGCCATCATAGCGATACTCGACCAGTTGACCATTAACGCCTACTGCCTGTGATGTCCTACCATGCGCCATTGATACGCGACCACTTCCGGCAACATCACCGACCTCGCTTTCGCCTTTGTACAGCTTGCCACCACACACGCGATAAACAGCATTCTGCGCCATGTTGTACTCGACGCCACGCGATACGCCGTTCACATCAGAACGTTTGGCAATGCCCGGGAATGAGCGAAGATATCCGCTGCTGTTAAGGATTTCTTTTGGTGTAGCCAACATATTCACTGGCAGATAGTCGATATAGTCGGCGTTTCGGAAGTCTTTGCCGACACCTTTCATAAGCGGAAGTTGCTGAATCGGCATTTATTCACCTATGCGTTTGGGATATCGCCATCAATCAGAGGGAGATCGCCTGGATAATATCGGTCAGATGTAAACACGTCATATTTATTACCCTGTCCTACAGGAAAATCTCCACGTCGTCGCATTGAAGGAACAACCAGAGTGTCGGTCATCAAGGCATCATATGAGCGTTGGGCGTTACTGAGAACTTGCTGAGTTGGTTCAAGGCTGTAATCAGATAGCATTCTCAGCAATAACTGATAGCCTACTGCGTGTTTGTATTTTCTTGGAAGACCTGACTCATCATCTGGTAATGGCTGATCATCTCCAGTTGCGAAAGCGTAACCAATGTCGCCGGGGTTAATCATCCACTCGGACATCATATCTTCCAGATCATTTACACCATCTTCAATTGATTGCGGCTCAACATCAGTCAGCGATGCATTAGAAGCAATAGCAAACTTACGAAGCGCAAAAAGGACGATCTCACCCTTTGTCAGTACTGTTGCCATTGTCTGCCGCCTTACGACCTCGCTTACTGGTCGGTTTCAATTCATCAACTGAGGCAACAAAGCCCAACCTTTCGAAAAACTGGAAGTCTTTTTCTGCGATAACGGCCTGTACATGCCCGGATTCGTTATCTGCGGCAAGGAATACACTCATCCGATCCATATTGTTTCCTTAAAACATAAAAGGGGCGTAAGCCCCTTGTTATTACGGATTACCGAAGAACTGACCGCCCATGTGAGGGTTAAAGCACACATATGCAGGCAGTAAGTCGAAGCGCATTTTTTGCACGTTGGCATCGCCATCTGCGTATTTATGTACGCGGATGGAGAAACCTTCATATGTTGCAACAGCAGAATCAATACTGTGCAGTTTCGGCAGTGGGATAGAGCCAAGTCCACAGAAGAACTTGTTATAGAACAGGTTTGGCTTCATTGTCTGGCTAGCAGTGCCTACTACAGATACGGCATCGCCTGCCTCTACCTGACGACTTACAGAGTTGTACTGCGGGTTTGTAGTGTCATAAATCGGAACACCAGAAAGCGTAACCGTCACATCGCCACCGCTGTCTGAATTAGCATCAGCAGTAACCGTTGCAGTGAAGCTAATTGGTGTGGCTCCGTTATACAACGCCTGTTTGGTCTGCTGTTGCAGCCAGTAGGTATTGGTGAATTTGACCTGATCACCAGCTTTCAGAAAACCTGTAACGCTGGCTGTCGCTCCGGTCAATGTTACAGTGAACTGGTATGAGTCTTTAACTGCGTTATAGGTAACAGTTGGCTGTGTTTTGACTGTCAGTGTTCCGCCAAATGCCCCCTGCGTACGAGAGGCAAGCCCATTAGACATCAGTGCGCGAATGCCGCCAAAATTGGTTGGGATCTGTGCGTTCTCCCATGCAGTACGAACCAATTGATCTGAAGCATGCAAACCAGTCTGCGCATCAGCAAGTCGCTGTGCAGACCATGGATCCATTACAGCATAGTTTTCACCTTCATTAACGCCGAGGTCTTTCAGGAAAGATGCCGTCTGCGCAACATCAGACCATTTGGTGATTGGAGTATTGGGGCTACCAAGTGACAACGCACCGTTATTCATCATGAAGTGAGCAAGCTCTGTTTCAAGGTCGGTAACGATTCGCTGGCGAACCGGCACGAGAATTTCTTCCAGCTGGTTAAGCTTGATCGCTTCCTCCATTTGCTGATATTCAACAGCAACAGTGATGTAGTTACCTACACGCCCCGTAGCTTTACCTGAGATCAGGTTGTTTTTATTTTGCCCTGAAATATCACCAGTGGGAGTACGGAGGGATGAGAATTGATGCGGACGTTTAAAGCTAACGCTATCGCCAGTGCTGGAGTTGATTTCACCTGCCAGCAACTGACGGTCTACGGTTTTCGCCAGAACTAAATCTGACATAAAACCCGGAAGGAATTTTTTCAGAACGATTTTACTGACGTTACTGTCGAGATTGTTAGGCATTTATCTTTTCCTTATTCGATTTTTGCGCCGGGGCATAATTTGTTGAATTCGTCTTGTTTCGCATCAGCACCGCCACCACGTACTTCCGGCTCTGGCTTGATGGCTTTCTTTGGTTTTGGAGCAAGGCTTACCTGTTTGCTAATCTGCCCCAAGAGGAATGCTGCGCGAATTGGATCTGTCTCAGCGGCTACACGCTGGCGTAATTGCTGGCTCTTACCTAAGCCATAGGCGAGTAGTTCAGAGCCTTCGTCTGCACAGTGAATGATGATTTCCTGCTGAATTGGTGGTAGCTCACTAAGAACAATGGCTTCCATTTCCTGATAATCTTTCACAGGAAGTTTGGCTGCCCGTTGTTTATGCGCTTCTACCCTTTGCTGGAAACGCTGCTGGTATTCCTGTTGCTGACGTAGTTTTTGTTGCTGCTGCTGTTCGACACGGCCTTTTTTCTCATGCCAATCAGTCAATGCCTGTTCAAACGCCTGTTCGTCATAATCACACGACTCAAGAGTCGGTTTTGGTGGAATAGCGTCTGGTTGTGGTTGCTGATGTTCCGCAGGCTTGGCTAATGCTTCCTCAAGCTGGCGGCGCAACTCACGGTTTTCTTTCTGTGTTTCTTTGAAGCCTTTGCGAAGATCTTTCACCCATTGCGGTGCAGGTTGCCCGTCAATGTGATCATCATCGTCAGCGTTAAGCTGAATTTCTTCATCACCAATACGCAAGGCGTAATCTTCTGGTGTCTCTTCGGTTTTTTCAGGCTCAGTTGCCACCTCTTTACCGTTGTCATCCTGGCTTTCATTCTCAGGCTGTGACTCTGTTTGGATGATGGTTTCTTCTGCATTTTCCTGTGTTTCAGACAGGCCAATAACCTGACCGTCGATGATCAGTTCGTTTTCCATTGATTACTCCTGGTTAACTCGGCATTAAGTCTGCCGGAGACTGTGGTGGTGACTGGAATTGCTGTTGTTGTGACTCGGCGACATCTTTCAGAAGGCGTATTGCCTCCATCACTGCTTTGTCATCGATGTTTCTGGCTTGAGCCAGTTTATAGACAGTGTTTGCCTGACTCTCCATCGCATCCTGCTGGGCAGTAAATGCTTTGATTTGAGTTTGAGCAGTTTCGTTAGTTGCTTTTTGCGCTTCTGCCTGCGCTGCTACCATTTGCGCCTGAGCGAGAACCATTTCAGGATTTGGCTGGCTTTGTGCTGCCATTTGCGCCTGTTGAACAATCTGCTGCTCTTTCTCATTGCGTGGTTTTGCAATGCCAGATATCAGCAGTTGGTTTCGGTTGTACTCTTTGAAGTCATCAAGGCCTTCGCCATCGATATTGTCCAGAATAATACCCTGAATTGCCGGGCGCATTGGGTCTGTTGGAAGCATAGAGCTAAGGACATTTGTCAGTACAGAAACCGTTGCATCACGTCGTGCTGTGTAGCTTGGTCCAACATCAACCGTCACATCGTATCGACCGACAGAAAGGTCATTTAACGCAACAACAGCCCCTGTTTGCCTGTCAACAACCTGTGCACTCAGGACAGCGATATCATCACTTCCATCTTCGTTAACGATGCGCACTTCACGCTCTGAACCGTACACTTCACGAGCCATTGACAGCCATACTTCACCAGCGCGTTTAAGACTTTTCGCCATATTGTCCAGATAGATAAACGAAGCCATATCTGCTCTGTTCATCAAGTTGTTAACCGTTTCCTGAGCAATATTACTTGGCATCTGCTGCATGGCCTGACTGCCGCCTGTAACCTCCTGAATATCAGCACTGGTTTGCTGTAGTAATGCAGCCAATGCCTGATTCATAACCGCAGGCTGTGTATATCCTGCCGGGGTAGCTCCAGCGATAATGTTGCCAGATTTATCTCTCACTTCGCGCAACGGCAAGAACGCTGGTCGTTTCTTGTTGCGAGCCTCCCAGTGCTTCTCAAGTCCACGAATTTGCTCCATGCCAACTATAGGGATCTGACCGGGGTCTTGCGCTGCAGTATCAGCCAGCATTGAAACCTGAAGGTTGTACAAACGCTGTGGATCCATTGCTTTTGCAATGTGCCCTTCGACACGCTCAATGTCATCAATGAACCAGCGTTTTCCATAAACCGGGATGAGGGGGATATGCTCACCAGGAATACGACGAGGCTTCTCAAGGAAACCATCACCATCCACTACGGATACATACACACGACGGCGCTTCACTGAGCGCCTTGCCACTTCCTGAAATCCAGCTATTGCCAGTTCATCTTCAATATCTTCAACCTGATCACTGTCGTATGTTGCAATCTCTCCAGTGATTGGATGTCGATAACTGATGACGTCAACAGACTCTTTACGAACTTCGTAATACTTCGCTATGTAAATAACATCTTCATCAAACCAGTCATATTCCCAACTGGTCATAGACGTTACATCCAGAGAAGCAGGAGGTTTCTTTCCGTATTCAGCCTCATATTTTTCAGGTGACAACGAATACATGCAGAACGCCCACAACGCGTCAGATTTGTCGTACTTCTTAGCGTCAGGGTCAAACCACACAGAGCGCGACGGGTCGTATATTGGTTCAATAGCAATACGCTGACGATCGTCCATGGGGTCGTATTCATTGACCAGCATCGACGTCAAACGGAAGCAACCGAAACCACCAGTAGCAGCGTCGTCAAATGCATTATCGCAAGCCTCACCGCCATCAGTTTCTTCGTAGTCAGCACGGAACAGACCATTTAATTTATTGGCTAACTCTTCGCTTGCCTCTCTGTCACCAGGACGAAACTTAACAGTGATTCTGTTATTGCGGTATTCTGCAATGATGCGGTTAAGTTCAGTTGCTACCTTATTGATTTCAAACTTAGGATACTTCTCGAACTGCTCATCAAGCTTAGTTCCAGCCGCCGTTGCTCCTTCCCATTGACCTCCGGGGACACGAGCAAACCTCGTAGCTTCAATGCACTTTTCGCGCACTTCCTTCTGTGGAGAATAGGCGCGGTCAAACCTGAGCATGATCCGCTCATGTTTTTTCTCTAATGTCTCTGCCATGTTTACCAACCGGAGGATGAGGGAACGTATATTTCTGTTTCTTCGCGGACCAATGCCGGGCAATGCATACACATCATCAGCGCATCAGCCAGGTTAGGAGATGGAATACCGAGCTTCTGCTTCATTTCGACCTTAGTCATAAGCTCCAGCTTCCCGTTGTTATTGAATTTGCGCTGAATCTGCGTCAGTTCTGCAAACAGCTTCTCCAGCATCTTCTCGCCTATCGCTTCTTTGTCGAAACTCAGCATGTCGTCGGGGTCTGCATACTCACCATGAACAACCGCCCGATATGTCAGATACAGCCTGTCAGCCAGCGCGTAATAGAATTGCGCTCGCTTATTGCGGAATACATCGCCAATAGTGCGAACGTTGTCGCCCTGTACGACTTCATCGGCCCATGCTCCGGCCTGATACGGTGCATCTTCATCGAATGGCGATTCGCTGCCCTTGAACATCGTGGCGGTGATTTTCTTACCGGAGAACGCTTCCGTTGTCTGTCTGCGTAGACCTGCACCAACACCATCACCATCCCACAAGTAGTGGTCAGCGCCGTCTTCAATCGCCAGAGAAGTAGCCCAGTCAGCGCCCTCGTTGATGTCCATCAGCAGGCCTTCGGCAATGCGCTTAACTACCGAACCGTGACGCGATGCGTAACCTTTAGCATCTGGCCCTGTGTCTGATGGGTCATGCGCAGAAACAACCGCGCCTTTCGCTTTCCATCCGAGTTTCTTGTGCGCATCGGTAGCAGCTTCAAGCCATTCACGTTTGATGATTGCCATATCACTTGCGCTCACTGGCTCACCCAGCCAGATGTGACGATACAGTGTCGGATTTCTGCGTTTACACTCTTCCATCTCCAGACGGAGAACTTCAGGAAAGTGCGGGTTGTCGGTGTAGTTCACCGTCAGCAGACAAATATCATCGGGAGGGTTTACTACGAATCGCTGATAGGTATCGTCGAGGATGTTTTTCGGGTTGAAGCTCACCCATATTTCGGAAAATGGCTTGCGGATGGTTGGTATCAGGATATCCCATGATTCCTTCGTTACCGCTTCCGCTTCCTCCACCCAGCAGATATCAATGCCTTCGAGCGATTTAATCTTCGTCGGGTTGTTTTTGATGCCGTAGAACATGAACTCAGCATTCGTTCCGAGATGACGAATCATTGAACGCTGAATTTCGAACTCAGCCGAATACCCTTCCCGCTCTATGGTGTCTTCAAGCAACCGAATTACCGAATCGCTGATACTGTTTTGCAGCTCACGAGCGCAAAGTATGCGCACAGGCTGCCGACGCGCCGCTTCAACAAGCAGCCTCGCAATTGCCCATGACTTACCGCTACCTCGACCGCCTTTGGCGACTTTGTAGCGATGCGCCTCAATGAACGGTTCAAAGATAGGATTAATCGTGGTCATTTTCCGAATAGAGTGCTCATCGGTGATGTTTCAATCTGAATTGCGCCGCCGTCTTTGCCGACAAGCTCGTTAGTTACCTTGTCGCCATACTTACGGGGATTCATTCGGGCCAGCGCCCATTTGCGGGTATCAACGCGAAGTCTTGCCTTTGCCACCTCAGCAGCATCTGGAATCGCATTGTCAGCAATTTCGAATATCTCTTCGAAAATAGAATCAGCTCGTGCCTCAGTTGCCTTCGCGTACTTGTCTCTAAATTCGTCATGCTCTGACAGCCAGCGAAATACAGTAGCCTTTGCTGGCATGCCGGGGCGCTTGCAAACCTTAACCAGACTTTCCCCGGAGGCAAGCAGCGCACAGATATCATCAGCCACCTCCGGCAGGTAATCCGAAGGGCGACCGACATTCTTTTTCTCAGTCGCCATATTGATTATTTCCCTTCTGCTTGCTTATCCCATTCATCGCGGAATTTGGATGGGTTGTCGAAACCTTGAGTTGCCATGTTTACGCTCCGGTAGTGAACAGGTCTAACGCTTCCTTCGATTTACGCACTGCTTCGAATGTGCGGATCGTGATATCTGAATTAGCGCCGCCTGACTGGAAGTGAATTTTGAATAGCTCAAGCTTCAGCTCGTCAGTACCAATGAATTGAAATGCTTCTTCTGCGGCTGCGTTCTGGTTCATGACCAGTTTGTAAATCTCTAACTGGAATTTCTGTTCTTCAGTCATGGGAATAATCTCTGCCATTGTTGGCTCCGTTTATCCGTTAAAAGGGATATCAGTTAAGTTATCCCGTGTAGGGTATAAGCCATTGTCGAGACCACTCATTGAATGGCCTCTGCAATAACCGATGTCTTTCCATCAGTCCGCCACCACAAAGAATCTTTTTTGCCATAAGGCAGGAGGTTCATCTTTCAGTGGCTGCCAGTGTTATTTCCCCACTTACTGGCTTGGGTTGTTTCGCTGTACTGCCGTAACTGGTTACCCAGAATAAATTTTGGTTTCATTACAAAGCCCATCCGTAGATAGGCTTTGTAATGAACTGGCTCTTATCTCAACGCAGCCCCTTACCGCGCGCCAGATGCTCAATATCAAGCATCAGCAATGAGATGTTTAATCTGGATTCACTCCAGAAGTGATCACCACTCTGTCTACAGAGCCAGATGTGAAGGATGATGAGTAAAATTATCGCTATCATCGAAGGCATTGCGTCCTGATGTATTCCTGAAGCGTTCTCAGTGCTGTTTGGTCGCGGATAATTCCGTCCCGGACACCGAGAACGTTTCGTCCAGCAACTGGAGAGAGTTCGACGGTGGCATCATTGCCCATGCCGGAGGCGCCGGAGGTTTCGGCTGAGGATGGCACAGGGCATTTTCCTTTGACGAGCACCCTGCCACCATTATCAAGCTTGCGCCGAAGAGCATCATTTTCAGCTTTCGCATCAGCTAACTCCTTCGTGTATTTAGCATCGAGTGCATCAGCATCACGCTGGCGCTGTTGCATGTCAGTAATGGTGGCGGTCGCCTGCTTCAGCTCACTGACTTTTTTATCGCGCTGCTCTTTGTAGGTAATGGCGTTATCACGGTAGTGATTAACAGCCCATGACAGGCAAACGATGATGCAGATAACCAGAGCGGAGATAATCGCGGTTATTCTGCTCATACCTCAATCTCTCTGACCGTTCCGCCTGCTTCTTTGAATTTTGCAATCAGGTTGTCAGCCTTATGCTCGAACTGACCATAACCAGCTCCCGGCAGTGAAGCCCAGATATTACTGCAACGGTCGATTGCCTGACGGATATCACCGCGATCAATCATCGGTAAAGCGCCACGCTCCTTAATCTGTTGCAGTGCCACAGCGTCCTGGCTTTTCGGAGAGAAGTCTTTCAGGCCAAGCTGCTTGCGGTAGGCATCCCACCAACGGGAAAGAAGCTGGTAACGTCCGGCTGCTGTTGATTTGAGTTTTGGGTTTAGCGTGACAAGTTTGCGAGGGTGATCGGAGTAATCAGTGAATAGCTCTCCACCAACAATGACGTCATAACCATGATTTCTGGTTTTCTGACGTCCATTATCAGTTCCCTCTGACCACGCCAGCATATCGAGGAACGCCTTACGTTGATTATTGATTTCCACCATCTTCTACTCCGGCTTTTTTAGCAGCGAAGCGTTTGATAAGCGAACCAATCGAGTCAGTACCGATGTAGCCGATGAACACGCTCGTTATATAAGCGAGATTGCTACTTAGTCCTGCGAAGTCGAGAAGGTCACGAATGAACCAGGCGATAATGGCGCACATCGTTGCGTCGATTACTGTTTTTGTAAACGCACCGCCATTATATCTGCCGCGAAGGTACGCCATTGCAAACGCAAGAATTGCCCCGATGCCTTGTTCCTTTGCCGCGAGAATGGCGGCTAACAGGTCATGTTTTTCTGGCATCTTCATGTCTTACCCCCAATAAGGGGATTTGCTCTATTTAATTAGGAATAAGGTCGATTACTGATAGAACAAATCCAGGCTACTGTGTTTAGTAATCAGATTTGTTCGTGACCGATATGCACGGGCAAACGGCATGAGGTTGTTAGCGCAACCTCCTGCCACCCGCTTTCACGAAGATCATGTGTAGAAGGCCGCAGCGTAACTATCACTGATGAATTCAGGATAGTCAGTGGCTACGGCTCAGTTTGGGTTGTGCTGTTGCTGGGCGGCGATGACGCCTGTACGCATTTGGTGATCCGGTTCTGCTTCCGGCATTCGCTTAATTCAGCACAACGATAAGAGCACTCGGTGCATTTAAGCCAAGCCCCATAAGGGAGAATGCTCTTACCTGTTGCACAGATATAAAAAATCCCGAAACCGTTATGCAGGCTCTAACTATTACCTGCGAACTGTTTCGGGATTGCATTTTGCAGACCTCTCAGCCTGCGATGGTTGGAGTTCCAGACGATACGTCGAAGTGACCAACTAGGCGGAATCGGTAGTAAGCGCCGCCTCTTTTTATCTCACTACCACAACGAGCGAATTAACCCATCTATCCCATACTGGAGAATTCACCATGATATTTTATCCTGGCATTTTCCATTGCCTTTCTCGCCTCCTCGATATCGTCAAAACACCCTACATGAATCCTTTTACCATTGACCCTAATTCTTCCAACCCACTTGTTTGCAGCAGAATTAAAAGTCACCCCCTTCACACCAGATGAATTGTTTTTCCTCATCTTGCTGTTCCATGAGTTTTGAGTGTTAGTAACAACACGAAGATTGGCTATCCGGTTATCAGACCTATCACCATTAATATGGTCAATCACATCGGTTGGCCAATCATTGTAAACCATCAGCCATGCAATTCTATGGACATATAGCCGCATTCCATAAAGTTTTACCTGCAGATATCCATTTGTTTTATAGCCAGCAACAGCGCCATAGATAAATCTAGAAGACCGAGGTGGATTCTTCCATGTAAGAATTCCAGTATCTGGATTGTAATTAAAAAGTCTCAATGCATCTTCACGTTTTAACATAGGCGAACCACATAGATATTAGAGCCTGCTGACATAGAAATATCACCACGAGAGAAGTCGCCAAAAGCGATATTTCTCAGGCTCTATTCCTATGTGCTCTCGAGTTTATGATGCGCATGTCAGTGCGCTTAGAACTTAAAGATGAGGTGGGTAAAAACTGAAAGAATGTGAACGGATATAAATCTGCCATTCTTGAGTCAAATTTACCCAACTTTATTCAAAAAGTCAATATCATGCCGTTAATATGTTGCCATCCGTGGCAATCATGCTGCTAACGTGTGACCGCATTCAAGATATTGTCTGCGATTGACTCTTCCTTGTGGCATTGCACCACCAGAGCGTCATACAGCGGCTTAACAGTGCGTGACCAGGTGGGTTGAGTAAGGTTTGGGATTAGCATCGTTACAGCGCGATATGCGGCGCTTGCTGGCATTCTTGAATAGCCGACACCTTTGCATCTTCCGCACTCTTTCTCAACAACTCTCCCCCACTGCTCCGTTTTTGCTATATCAACCGCACGGCCTGTACCGTGGCAATCTCTGCATCTTGCGCCCGGCGTAGCGGCACTACGGCAATAATCCGCATAAGCGAATGTTGCGAGCACTTGCAGTACCTTTGCCTTAGTATTTCCTTCAAGCTTTGCCACGCCACGGTATTTCCCCGATACCTTGTGTGCAAATTGCATCAGATAGTTGATAGCCTTTTGTTTGTCGTTCTGGCTGAGTTCATGCTTACCGCAGAATGCAGCCATTCCGAATCCGGCTTGTGATTGCGCCATCCCCATAGCAGCCATCACATCAGTACCGGAAAGAGAGTCAGAAGCCGTGGCCCGTGGTGAGTCGCTCATCATCGGGCTTTTTGGCGAATGAAATTTAGCTACGCTTTCGAGTCTCATGCGCCTTCTCCCTGTGCCTGAATCAATGTGAGGTTTCCGCAGAACACTGCGCCGGTATCGATATACATCTGGTTGGCAAACTTGAGTGGTTTCACTGCTGGCGTATGACCAAAGATGAACATGTCCGCGCCTTTGATTTCTTTCACGATCCCGTCTTGTGAGTTGCTGATTCGTTCGCGGTTCCAGATTACCTGCTGATGATCAACTGGCTTTCCAAACTCGTATTCGTCACAAGGATAATCGGCGTGGCAGATGACATATTTTTTATCTTTGCTCACCAGTTCGATGATTAACGGAAGTTCTTCTGCTTTATGGGCAAGAGCTTTAGCCAGAGTTTCTTTGTCGTAATCGAGATTAAAGAACCAACTACCGCCATTAAGCAGCCAGTGATTGACGTTTCCGCGCTCTGATAAGCCATCAATCATCATTTGCTCATGGTTTCCACGTACAGCTCTGAACCAGGGGAATGTGATTAATTCCAGGCATTCGACGTTCTCTATACCGCGATCAACCAAATCGCCAACCGAGATAAGCAGGTCTTTTTTGGTGTCGAATCCTATCGTCTCCAGTTTTTTCATCAGGTTCGTGTAGCATCCGTGCAGATCGCCAACTACCCAAATATTTCGGTATTTGCTGCCATCAATTTTTTCGTAATAGCGCATCTCTTTCACTCCATCCGCGATGAACCATGAGAACGTCGTTGACGATGGCGTGCATTTTCCCGTCTTTATCATCAACGTATTTTCTGACCGTAACGCGACTACATTTCAGTCTGCGTGCTACTTCTGTCTGGTTTCCGTATGCTTCAACGAGCATGTCTGGAATGGTTTTTACTGAGAACGTCATGCGGCCTCACTTCTGCTATTTCGCAGGTCTTTGAGTTTCTGCTGATACTCCGCCTTGATGGCCCTGCACTCTTCGACAGTCCAGCGATGGCGGTTATGGTTTGATTCGATTTCGTCTACTGCTTCCTGCCCGATGCGATTAATCAGTTCGACGCGATACGGAACGAGATTTCCGCTTTTGTGCTGGTTGCACAC